TTAATTTAGCAAATTCTACATTATCAGTTTCTGCTCAATCTGCTATGTTTACATTGTCTGCTAATTCTACTACACAGGCAGTTCCTTCTGGAATAACTAGTGCATTCTATAGTAATTTTGATACACAAAAGTATTCATTGATTTATAGTGATGGAAGTGTAGAACCATTAACAAGAGATCAGTTTAAATTAGTAGATGCTAGTTCAAAGGTTCAGTTTAGTGGATTATCAAAAACTAATCCTACAAAAGCTGTTCTTAATGTAACTGTAGAAAAACAAGCAATTACAAATAAAACTAAAGAATACATAAGAAGCAATCAAATAGTTATTAATAAAACTAGTGCAGGTGTATCAACCTCAACAAATGGTTTGACTAAAAATGATTTCTATGGATTAAGAATAGAAGATAGAGAAATATCATTAAATGTTCCAGACGTTGCAAATATAATTGCAGTATTGGAATCTAAGGATAATATTGATCCAACTCTTGATAAGATAACAACCATATCTGGATTATCTTTAAATACTAATT